TTCAGGAACTTCAGGATCTTCAGGTTCATCAGGATCTAGTGGATCTTCAGGATCTTCAGGTTCCTCTGGATCATCAGGATCATCAGGATCGTCAGGTTCTTCAGGTTCTTCAGGTTCTTCAGGTTCTTCAGGTTCTTCAGGCACGAGTGGATCTTCTGGATCTTCAGGATCGTCAGGTTCTTCTGGTTCTTCAGGTTCTTCAGGATCTAGTGGTTCTTCTGGATCTTCAGGGTCAAGTGGATCTTCAGGATCTTCAGGTTCCTCAGGAACCTCAGGATCTAGCGGTTCTTCAGGATCTAGTGGTTCTTCTGGATCTTCAGGGTCAAGTGGATCTTCAGGATCTTCAGGGTCTTCAGGAACATCAGGTTCTTCTGGATCTAGTGGTTCTTCTGGATCATCAGGATCTTCAGGTTCTTCTGGTTCTTCTGGTTCATCAGGTTCTTCAGGTTCTTCAGGTTCCTCTGGTTCTTCAGGATCATCAGGTTCTTCAGGAACATCAGGTTCTTCAGGATCTAGTGGTTCTTCCGGAACATCAGGTATTGATGGCACAAATTATTTAGGATTCTTTTCTGAATACGATTCAAGCAGTACGAACATTACAGTAGCACCATCATCCCAACAATTTGTATTAAATAATGCAAGCTTAAACAGTGTTACAGGTGCTGCGATTAGTACAACTTCTACTAATTCAGTAAATGTTACTAAGACGTTAGATATCTTCGATGAGATAGCAAACCCTGGTCCAAGAAGAGGAATTATACAGTTCTTAACCCCAGGAAATTCTCAATTTGCATCATATTATGTAACCAGTGCAACAAAAAATCCTCCAACTAATAGTTCATGGTTTCAACTAGATTTAAATTATATAGATAGAGGAGGAACAAACACACTTACAGGTGGTGAAGATTATTGGGTAGGACTTAATGTAATTGGTGATGCAGGAACATCAGGATCTTCTGGATCGTCAGGCTCTAGTGGTTCTTCAGGTTCTTCAGGAACCTCAGGATCCTCAGGCTCTAGTGGTTCTTCTGGATCTAGTGGTTCTTCAGGCTCTAGTGGATCTTCGGGAACATCAGGCTCTAGTGGTTCTTCGGGATCATCAGGATCATCAGGAATTTCTGGTACTTCAGGATATGTAATAGACAATACCTGGGATTGGACAACATCCGGAGGATCTCCAGCAAGTGGAGAAGCTAGAAATAGCTCCGGATCTAATTTACCTGCATCACCCTTTGTCTTATTGATAAATGAAAACCCCATATCAGGACCTAATTATGTAAACATTTTTAATAGTTTAGGCAACGGAACCCTATGGAAAATAACGCGATTAGTTGGTGGATCTAACGTACTTTATTATACGCAAATCTCAGTTGGTGTTGATAACGGATCATATTGGGAATTTGATTTAGATCATTTGTCAGGTACAGGATGGTCGCCTACTACAGGTGATGATATATTAATTCAAATTGCAGGAGTAGGAGCACCAGGAAGTTCTGGAACATCAGGTTCTTCTGGATCATCAGGCTCTAGTGGTTCCTCAGGATCTAGTGGTTCTTCAGGATCCTCAGGATCCTCAGGTTCTTCTGGATCATCAGGCTCTAGTGGTTCTTCTGGTTCATCAGGAACATCAGGATCGTCAGGCTCTAGTGGTTCCTCAGGATCTAGTGGTTCTTCAGGAACATCTGGTTCTTCTGGATCATCAGGAAGTTCTGGTTCTTCTGGATCCTCAGGAAGTTCTGGTTCTTCTGGATCATCAGGAAGTTCTGGTGTTGGAGGTAGTGTAGATAGATTTAATGGGTATGATGATGGTACTTTAAATGTAACTAATTTCTCTACCCAAGGTACCACAGCAGATATTAAAGTTTCGCATACACAATATGGTTTAGACCCTTCAACCAACGCCTTAATTTACGATCATACGAATGATACTGCTCTTATTGAGATTCTGCAAGATGGATATTATATAATTAGCTCTAATGTAAATTACATTGTTGGAGCAAGTAGGAGTGGTTCTAGATCAACAATGCAGCAAAATCTCTATATTAATGGTGCTGTTGTAGATTCTTCTAAGTCTGATACTTACTCAAGAGGACAGCTTTATAATGATGAAATTAATACGCTAACCACTGGTTATTTCTATTTAAATACGAATGATACTATAAGAATGGAGGTAAATGCAGCACGGATGGATAGTAGCGGTACTGGAACTGTAGCGATCACTGATGCTGTTATTAATATTGCTCGGATATCAGGAGCAGCTGCTGCTTCTGGTTCTGACGGAGCACAGGGAGCAGCAGGAGCAGCAGGAGCACAAGGAGCACAAGGAGCAGCAGCAACAATTCCGTGTGATGGAACGTGTACATCTACTGAAGGTGGTAACCCAACATTGTACTACGGGACTAATCCTGACGTTTATCTTGCAGAACCTAATGTGTGGTTCCGAATTGATTGTGATGGAACAACATATAACGTTCCTGGATACTCTTGTGAGTAATAGATTAATGCTATGAAGGAAGTACCTAAGGTAGACATGTCACTTTTACAAATGGCCAATAATTTTGTTGGAGGTGAAGAAATTTCGAGAATTGAAATTATCAATAAGGAGGGTATTGTTTTAAATACATATGATTATTCCAAATCTACTGGTGATCATATTCCGAGTGTGATTTTTTCTATGTCCGATATTCTAGGTAATTCTAATTCGATAGTTAGTAACCCCAATACAACTCAAAAGGTTAATGAATTCCCAGGATTACTTTAAATAATTGAAAACCTTTGGATTGTTTGGCGTATAAGAATAAATCATTATTGTAATTCTATATGAAGGTCCAAACAATCATTATAGACGATTTCTATAAAAATCCCGATGATGTAAGATCATTTGCTTTAGCCCAAGAATTTAGTGCTCGTGGAAATTACCCCGGACAAAGAACGGTATCTTTTTTAGCAGATAACGTAAAGAATTCTATTCAGGATATAATTAGACCTTATGGCGGAGAGGTTACTTGGTGGGGTGATGATTCAACTGGGTCCTTTCAATATACAGTAGCTGCTGACAGATCCTGGATCCATAGCGATGACACAACAGATTGGGCAGGAGTTCTTTATTTAACACCAGATGCACCACTTTCTGCAGGTACTGGTCTTTTTAGGCATAAAGAAACTGGTCTTAATAGGTGGAGAAATTCTGAGCATCCTGATGAGGTAGCTAAAGCAGCCCCTGTTAATATAGAATCCCAGGATATGACCAAATGGGAAATGGTTGATAAAATTGGAAATATTTATAATAGGCTGGTAATTTATCGGGGTGATTTATTTCACGTTTCTTTGGACTATTTCGGACTGGATAAAAATGACGGTAGGCTATTCCAGGTTTTCTTTTTCAACACGGAAAAATAAATGCTAATTGTTAAAAGACCGACTGCTATTGTTTTTGGTTGGGATAAGCCTAGTGGCAATTATGAATTCGTTACCACAGTTTATTCTTCGGTAGAAAATAACATGCAGTGGGTGAATTTGATTTCTATTGGCATAATTGATGTAGACAATAATGTACTATCGGATTTAAACATCAAACACACTCCTGATGTTTTCGTTTTTATTGGTAGTAAGTATGATCAAATACATTCGCATTTTGATAGAATGGTTATAGAATACGATCAAATCCCAGATCCTGACACACTTGCTAATGATGTGGTGGTTAAGGCAGTAGACGTTCGTACAAACCCACACATTCCTCTTTTCAGCATTTTTACCCCTGCTTTCAAAACGGGGGAGAGAATATTTAGAACTTATCAAGGAATAGTAGATCAGAGTGAAACAGATTGGGAGTGGGTTGTTGTAGACGATTCGCCTTCAGACCATAACGACTTATGGCATGATCTTCAAAAGATAGCTTCCAGGGATTTAAGGGTTAAACCATATAGAATAACACCAAATACCGGGGGATTTGTAGGAATGGCTAAGAAGAGGGCCTGCTCTTTGTCTAGTGGTAAATGGTTGGTAGAACTTGACCATGATGACTATTTATTGGATAATTGCTTGGCTAAAATTAAATCTGCTAGCGATAAATTCCCTGACGCTGGATTCATTTACAGTGACTGTACAGAAATGTTTGAGAATGGGAAATTTAGAAGATATGGTAGCAAAGATGAAAAATACGATGGTAATTTCTATGGTGTTGAAGGCAACAACTTTAACTTTGGGTATTCTGGACACTCTTGGGTTAATATAAAGGGTAAAAGATATCTAACACATCACTATCCCTCTATAAATCCGATTACTATTAGATTTAATATTTCAATGCCAAATCATGTTAGGGCTTGGAGGTCTGATATTTATAAAAAAATCGGAGGGCATGCTGAAAGCCTACCAATAGCGGATGATCTAGAATTAATCATTAAAACTTTTCTCGAAACAAGGATAGTCCATATTAAGGATTTGCTATATATTCAATATAGTAATGGCTCCGGGACTGTTAGCTATAACTCTTTCGAAATTAATAGAATTTCTAGAATTTTGAAAGAGAAATATAACAAAGCAATACATAACAGGATAATTGATTTGGGGTTCCATGATTGGGAGTGGGACGAAGAAAAGAGAACTAATAGGCACCAAGAGGCTATAATGAATAGTGACCTTAGTGATATAAAGTTCTGGGAGGATGAACAGGTTTTGAATTATGTATATGATGAATAAGAGGGCTAAAATTTGCATGAATGCCATGGTAGCTAATGAATCCCGTGTTATTCTGAGAATGCTTGAATCCTGCTATCGATACATCGATTATTGGGTTATACAAGATAACGGCTCTACTGATGGTACCCAAGGTCTTATTAGAAATTTCTTTTCTCAAAAGGGGATACCTGGATACCTGTATGAAACTGAATGGCAATATCCTGGATTTAATCGGGATCACACTTTGCAAGAATGTTTAAAAGCTGATCATGGTTGTGATTGGATTTTAAGGATGGATGCAGATGAACAACTGGCTGTTGATGATAATTTTGATTGGTCTTTGATTAACGACACATCTATTCAAAGTTTTAATATTACCGCTCAGGACCCGGGTGGAATATATTATAGAACTTGGCTTTGGAATGCAAAATTGCCATGGTATTTCAAGCACGACAAAAGGCATGAGACAATTTATCTTTCTGGTCACAAAGAAGGGGAGGGTAATTTTCAGGTAATTAACTTACCCCGTGGGTTTAGACATATCATTACAAATGACGGTAAAACTTGGGAAGACCCTTTAAAGTTTTTAAATGATGCTCTTTTACTTGAAGCTGATCAGGTTTGTTCTGGGAAGATAAAAGAGGATGATTACCATCTTTTCTATATTGGTAAAAGTTATGCTGATATTTATCAGAATGGAAATCTCCCGTTTGGCAAAAATCATAGTGATGAATACGCTAGAAGGACTATATATTACCTTGAACATTATGTGAGAAGGAAATTTCCAGTTTATGATAATGACTCACCTCCTACAGTGTTTGATGAGATGTGTTACCTTTCTATAGTTCTTATCGGACAAGCACATAGATTTATAGGAAATCGAGATCTCGCATATAAAAGGCTTGAACAAGCTGACTGGTATTGTCCGGATAGAAACGAGCACTGGGTTATTTTGGCAGAGATGCTCTTGGAGGACCAAAAATTTCATAGGATGTATGAAATAACATCAATGCTCATGAGAGATGATAGGATATGCCCATTTCCTAGATTTCATTTTTTACTCTGGACCTCTTGTTACAAGGATACCTCTGATTATGTAGAATTTCTGTACAAAGAATCGATGAAATTTGTGGAACTAATTGAAACCCGAACAGACCAAAATAATTTAAAAACTATGGAAGACGCTTACTTTCCTGGTGAAATTTAGATAAAAACATATGGAAAACAATCAAACAAAAATAACATCTGAGGAGTTGGAAAAAATTAACTCCTTAAGAACCGAGATTTTAGAAAATGTTGAATCGATAGGTAGACTGAATATTAGAAAGCATTTTCTGGTAAAAGAACTCGAGCCAATAGAGGCAACTCTGATATCATTGCTTCAAAAGTCAGAAGAACTGGACACACAGGAGAAGGATGTAATAGATGAGATCATTCAGAAATATGGGGAAGGCCAGTTAAATTTTGAAACTGGTATTTACACTAAAGAATAATAAATGAAAGAGATTGAGGCTTTAAGAAAAACCAAATATGAATTGGTAAGAACAATCAATTCTATACAAAAAACATTGGATGAAAAAACCGGTGGAAAAAAGAGAATTCTTTTCGTTGCTCCACATCTTTCAACTGGAGGAATGCCTCAATACCTGTACAAAAAAATAGAGTCTTTTAACGAAGAAGCTGAAGTTTATTGCATACAATATAACAATACATCGGAGGAATATGTTGTACAGAGAAATAGGATAAAGGAAAGGATTGGTTCTAGATTCCATTGTTTGGGGGAAGATAAGACAGAGATACTTGATTTAATTGATAGAATTTACCCTGACGTTATCCATTTTGATGATTTTGTTGAATTTTTTGTAGACCCGTCGATTATTGACAAAATATATGCACTGGATAGACCATATTGCATAGTTGAAACTTGCCACAGCTCAAATATTTCCCCATCAGATAAGATATATTGTCCGGATAAACTGGTTATGGTAAATCAATGGATGTGTAACAAATTTAAAGATCTTGGTGTTCCGACAGACATTTTAGAATACCCAATTGAGGATTTTAAAAGACCTGATAGAAAATCTGCCTTAGAGAGTCTTGGTCTAGATCCAAACAAAAAGCATGTAATAAATATCGGTTTATTCACACCAGGTAAAAACCAAGGTGAGCTTATAGAGCACGCTAGAAATCTCATTGACTACCCAATACAATTTCACTTTATAGGAAATACTGCACCAAATTTTCAAAGCTATTGGGAACCACTTTTAGAAACACTACCTGATAATTGCAAATTATGGGGTGAAAGAGATGATGCGGATCTTTTCTATAGTGCGGCTGACCTTTTTGTTTTTACCTCTAATTGGGAGTTAAATCCCATTGTTATAAAGGAGACTCTTTCATGGAAACTACCGATTTTAATGAGAAGACTTGATCCATACATGGATTCTTATGATCAGAATCCATTGGTAAGCTATCTTAGCCCTAGCGGTGCTTTTTTAGATATACCTGCAGATACGGAAAAAATTAAGGACATATTAGATTTAAGATGAAAAATAGAGGCTTAAAAGTTTATGAGAGCTTAAAAAAAGCGGACTTTGTAAGGTTTAGACACCCCTACACTTTTGAACTTACTTTTGATAATGGTGCTAATGTTGATTGCATAGGACCAAATAATGCTAAACCTTGTACAATAAAGTTCATGGATTTAAGTACTGGTACATATGGGTATACAGGTGAAATTTCTGCTGGACTTTTTACAAGGCTTTATAGAAAATGGTTTACTCCTTGGAGATTAGAGGCTTACGATAATGATGAATTAATCTACCAGAGAGATCTGGAAGACGTAATTAGTGAGGAAAAAGTTTGTATTAGTGTTGATAGCAACTCACTTGGTGACACTCTAGCTTGGATGCCCGTCATAGAAAAATTCAGAAGAAAATATGACTGTGACCTCTATGTTACTACATTTTGGAATGAGCTTCTTGCTAACTATTATCCTTCCATAAGGTTTAGATCACCCGGGTCAAGAGAGATCAATACAAAAATTACATTTGGTGTGGGGTGGTATGACGAGAATGACCGCGATAGACATAGGAGGGATCCTAGAGCTATTTCGTTACAGCAGGTTGCTGGGGATATTTTAGGAATAGATGTTGAAGGTGACCTATTAAACGAAAGTGTACCACTAACAATACAAAACACAAACTCAACTATTGACGGAAAGTATGTGTGTTTGGCTATGGATTCTACCGCTAATGCTAAACATTGGCACTATGAGGACGGCTGGCAGAAGATTACCGATTATTTAAATTCAATAGGTTATAAGGTTGTTGTTGTACAAAAGCAGGGAACAAATTTAAATGGAGTGATTGACAAAACTGGAGATATTGATATTTTACAAAGAGCCATTGACATTTATCACTCCGATTTCTTTATTGGAATAGGGTCTGGTCTAAGCTGGCTTGCTTGGTCACTACACAAGCCAGTTGTAATGATATCTGGTTTTTCGGATCCCGCGTGTGAATTTTCTACTAAAAACTATAGAATCATAAACCGCGATGTCTGCCATGGTTGCTTTAGTGATACCTCAATAAAATTTGATAAGGGGGATTGGAATTGGTGTCCGAGGTTAAAGGATACCGAAAGGATGTTTGAATGTACAAAAACAATTACCCCAGAGGTTGTTCAAACCTATATCGACGATCTGATACAAAATCACCTATCTTAACCTCTTTTATTTCTACGGATATATAAACATACAGACCGAGCTTTGTCTGTTAATAATATCTTGTAGATAATGGCTTTTTACCCAGAAAATAGATTTCCAAAAAAAGGTATCCCCGTTTATAACGGCAACGGCGATCAGAGGGATCTTTCGGATCCTAGATTTAGATACCAAGACAATTTGGAGAATACTACCAAGGTTTTTCACCAGAGTACAGATAACTATTTTGGAACCACTGGAGCTGCTATGGCACGTGCTGAGCAACTTGGTTGTAATGGTTATCACACAGCTCTTGCTGACGATGGGGTTTACTATTACTTACCATGTTCTGATGCTACCTGGTATGCTGAAAGAATACAGCAATTCGAAAGCTCATTAAATTTCACATACATAGGTAATTATAGGGTTCTCACTTGGGATAGCCCATTTAACTATGTACAAGCCTTCAATGGGTGGATAATAGAAACAGCAGGTGCTGTTTTGGGTGATCCTGTAAATCTTGGTGATCCAACAGCAGCTATTCCAAATGACATTGCAATTGATTTTAGATATTCTGTTGACGGGAAAAGTTGGTCCCTTTGGGCTAATGTTGGAACTGCATTAACTGGATTTTCTCAGGGTTATACCTCCAACAACGATTCGACAATCTTCTCAATTCCGCTTGATCCTTCAAAATCATTTTACCCGGAATTTAGATTTACTTCCGTTGTAGTAAATACGGACGGAACACTGGCTTATGAGACAGATGAACCTATAGATCCTTCAATAGTAATCCTTGATTTCGATCTTGATCTTACCTATGCTACTGGACCTAGTGGACCTTCTGGTTCAATAGATAACTTGGTTATTAATAGACCTGTACCAAATTGCTCTAATGAGAAGTCAAACAGACCAGTTGTTTTTGATGATTGCAACTACACTTTTAATCCCTATGCAATAAACAAGGCTGTTAACCTGTATAAGGATTTAAGCTTGGTTGTAAACAAGGTATTTGGGTTTGAGACAAATTATTATTCAGTGCAACCACAAGCTAGAGGTAAAGACGTAGTGTTGAAGGAGTATACTTTATTTGATGTTGTAGATGAACAATGTGTGAAGGTAATGGTTCCTTCAAATCAATTTCCAGATAACCGAACAAATTATGATCCCTTCGGAATCCAGTTTGACGAACCGTTCGAGATTCATATAGATAAGACCTATTTCGAAAACATTTTTGGAAGAGGCTCACAACCAAGGAAGAGAGATATTATTTACTTCCCTTTAACCAATAGGATCTATGAAATAAATTCTACCTACTTGTTCAGGGATTTCATGTATTCTCCGGTTTACTACAAAATAGAGCTTAAAAAATATAGTCCTAAGTCTAATACGTATTTCAAAGACCCTGCTTACAAAGAGGAATTAGATGGAATTGCACTTACTACAGAAAAGCTATTTGGTGCAGAGGTTGAAGCTGAAGAGCAAAAAATAGCTAAGCCAGAGCAATACTCCGATAGTACGCAAAGAAGACAAGAGGACCCAACCAGGTCTTATATCTATAAGAATCTTCCTATAGTTGGGTATGATCTCAATAACAACTGGACAATAGTGTTTAACAACTACTACGATATGTCGGATGCTTTTGTTTCTGATTCAGAATTCGTATATCAGCCTAACAAGTATCGAGAAGCACTTAGGTATAAAAACAGACCTCTATTGGAGAGCGATGGTGAGGTATCCTACACCTGTTGGTTTAGTTTGAAGAACTATATTAATGAGGATAGCTTGGCTAAAAAACCATACTCTCCAGCACCAATCACAAAAGTCTCAGAGGATGCTAACCAAATTTTATACAGCTCTCACCCATATAAACACAATTTAACCCCATTTAGGCAATTTTCGGATAACCCGGAAGGGTATGTTGCAATTAGTACTGATGCTAACCATTCGGGAGGATTCAAGGTTCTAACTACTCCTGATGAGTTTAAATTTTCTGTTGCAAATCCAAATCTTCCTTATGCTAAGAATACTGCAAATTGGAAAATGCAAAAGGCACAAGCAAGGAATCTAATTGATGGAACCTATATCGATGGCTCTGGTTTGTTAAAAGGCATGAGGATAGACTTAGTGCATTCTGGTACCAACGATGCTGCAAATAATAATTATGTACAACAAGGAAGCATTGAGATTATCTTAAACGATCTTACGTATGATTCCAGATTGCAATTTACTCCAGAGCAGGGAGAGTGGTATGGATTGGTTGTTAATATAAGTAACAAGTATAAGCAGATGGGAATTAACATCTGGAAAATGTCGTATGATCCAACAAATCCAGGTGCACAACAATCATCAGATTTAGTTAAAGTGCACGAAGATTATAGGACGTTAACCAAATCTTACATTTTTGATGCTCCCTCTGATATTGAGACAAACGTAAACAACCCATTCTATGGGACGGATAATAACGCTTACAAGATTTACACATCCCCGCTCCTTTTATCGAATGTAAGACTGTTTAAGAACATGATAGATATTGATAAACAATCAATTGTCCTTAACCAGAACACTGTAAGGGATGAACAACTAGCATATATTATAGATAACGCTAAACCACAATTGATCCTACCTAAATTCGCAAGAAATAGGTAATTAACAGAATTGATATGCCAAGAAGAAAACCGAAACCAGAAAGGGTAGTCGAAGAAAAGATAAAAGAAAGTCTTGATTCTATACTGCAAGATGAAAATCTTGATTTTGATGCAGTAACAGCAGATGAGCTTCCTAGGCTAAAAACCACGGAACTTATGAACTTTAGTGAGGCTACTCAAACTACGGGTACTGATGCTAAGGGAGTTCTTGATTCCATAGTTAAGTTTTATCTTGATGAGAACCTCATAGACCAAACCGATTACATCGAATACAAGAAGAAGATTGATTCGATGAACATCGCCTCTATGATGCTTCAACTTAAAACTGCACAGCACGCTATAACCAAGCTACTTGAAGAAATAGATCTTGGAAACGCCAATCCAAGAATGTTTGAGGTTCTTGCACAATTGCAATCTCAAATTATGCAAATGCCTAAAGACTACCAAACATATGTGCAAAAGATGGAGGATGGTTACAAATCAATAGCTACCCAATTGGAGGAAAAAAGCAATTCAGGATCATTTCAACTTGAACCTGGAGAAGACGGAAAGAATGTCTATAACCCATCCACTAACGAATCTGGGGGAATTAAGGTTAGAGGAACTAAGGGATTAATGGAGGGTTTAAGGGATATTATAGGGGCTGAAATTGAGGATGTAAGGGTTGAGGATGTTGACGATAACGCAGTAGTAAATGCTAAAAAGAAAGCAGAAATCGATGCAAGCAGAAACATCTCTTTGGATGAAGAAGATACTGGCTTGGAGGTAGAAGATGATTTATTTGATTAACAATGGCCGAAAAAGAAGAGAAAGATTCCAATTACTGGAGTACCAAAAGAATAGAGGAACTTCTATTTAGGGTTGAAGAGGAGGGGCTTGATTACAAGTCTGTTGATAACCCCTTTCATGATGGTGACCCAGAGCTTAAGATGTCAAATCTTTTGTATGAGTATACACAAGACGAGATTTTAGAGATGGAAAGATGCGCAAAAGATGTTGTTTATTTTTCTAAGTACTGTAGGGTCATGACTGATGACGGTCTTTTTTATGTAAAACTTCGTGACTACCAAGAATCAGTTCTCCGTGAGTATCAAGCTAATAGATTTAATATATTTTTAGCACCTAGACAGGTTGGAAAATCAATTACTTCAGCTATTGTCCTTGTTTGGTATCTTCTTTTCAATCACGATAAAAATGCAATGATCTTAGCAAACGTTGGTTCTACTGCAGAAGAACTGATGGATAAGATCAAAGCAATAGTAAGAGGTCTGCCGTGGTTCTTAAAACCTGGTATGGTAGTAAACAATGTGATGTCTATGAAGTTTGATAACGGGTGTAGAGCAATTGCAAAAACTACTACAAAAACATCCGCAATTGGTTTTACAATTCACTTTCTTTATATGGACGAATTTGCTCATATCCACCCAAATTTTATAGAATCGTTTTTTAGATCAACATATCCTACAGTATCTTCTTCTAAGGTTTCTAGAATTATTATTACATCAACCCCAAATGGAATGAATAAATTCTATGAAATTTATAAAGGTGCTGTTGATGGTGAAAATAGCTTTAATCCTATAAGGGTTGATTGGTGGCAAGTTCCCGGAAGGGACGAAGAATGGAAAAAACAAGAAATCGCTAACCTAGGTTCTCAAGAATTGTTTAATCAGGAATACGGCAACCAGTTTTTAAGTTCCTCTACATTGCTTCTAGGATCTAACGAGCTTAAAAAAATTAAAGCAAACGAGGTTGAATATGAATGGAGGGACATTGATGTTCTAGAGGATGTTGGACTTCCGTATGACAATTTTAGATGGCATCCAAAATTCAGTTTGAATACTGATACTCTTTTCAATAATAGATTTGTTATTTCGATTGACTTAGCTGGTGGCGGAAAGGGGGATTTTACAGTTCTTAATATTTTTAAGGTGGTACCTCTGCCAAAAAAAGTAATAGAGGCCATGGATGATTTCCAAGATGAGTCTGACTTTTTCGGGCTTCTACAGGTTGGCATTTATAGGGATAATGAAATTGAGGTTGAGGATTTTAAAAAAATCCTCGAAGCCTTGGTTGTTAAGTTCTTCAATCCAGAAAATGTAAGGGTACTTTTAGAGATTAACTTTAAAGGTGAATTGCTTATAGACAAGCTCATTTTAAATGACGACTTTCCTCTCGAAATCTTTGTACACACAAAGCACACAGAATCTGCTAGGACGAGAAAGCCTGGTATAAAGTACAACGAGAAAAACAAGATGAAATACTGTGAGATTCTTAGATCTCAGATGAGGATGAATAGGGTAATAATAAACGAATCTACTTGGACTGTACCTGAGTTATTCTCTTTCGGTCTTAACACTAGGGGAACTTATTCAAGTCAATCTGGACACGATGATGTAGCAATGACGATTGTAAATCTTTCTGGGATGTTTGAATCATCCGATTTTTATGATCTTGTTGGTGAATTGTATGATGAGCTTGGTGAATCTACCTACCGGGATCTTATAGATCTAAAGATGGAAGAAAATAGTGAGGATGGAGCATCAACCAAAGAGGGAGGGTTCTATAGCTCTTTCAGTCAGTTGCTCTAAATAATTTGCTTTTTCCGATATATACAATTACTAACCGAGTAGCATACAAAAATGCTGGTTTTGGTTTAGATATATAGTAGGCAAAAATATCTCTTGTACAATAATGGCAAAGAAAATCAAACTGGATTTATCCCAATTTAAAGCATCAGGAGTCTATACGCTTGAGTTTGACGCTTCAGAAAACGTCATTCTTACGTCTCAGACTATAAGATTGGTGGTGGGATTTTCGAATAAAGGACCTTTTAATGCTCCCGTGTATTTACCGGATGTAACTACAGCGGTAGCAATTTTTGGTGATATAGATAAGACTTTAGAGGCTAAAGGATCTTACTTCCACCGCTCAATATTTGCGTGTTTAAATACTGGCCCAGTATTTGCTCTGAATTTGTTGAATTTGAATAATGATATAGATAGCCCTACAGCTGATGTGGTTAACTATTTTGGTTATTCGATTGATACTGAGCAATCTAACGGGGTTCTTACCTCCAGGCTATATTCCTCCTTCTATAATAAGGAGAGATTTTGGTTTGCTGATACCGATTACTTCTTAGCTACACTTTCTGCTGTAGATACTGGTAGACTTTTTAACCTTGTTAACCTTGGTAAGGAAGCAATAAGTGTCATTGTTAGGAAATCAACTGATGCGGTTCAACCTTTACAAGGATATGATGTTTTTGCCTTAGATTGGTATGGAGCGGACAACGTTCCTAGCTTCATGCACCCATATGATTACATTTCGGATTACTTTATAGATGTTATCTCAGTATCTGGAGATTGGACTGATTACGAGACACTATCTTTAGACCCTAAATGGAGTTCATACTTTACAAGAAATGGATTTATAAAAAGCCAGATCAACAATTTCTTATCACAACCTGATGTGAATATTGTTACTTCAACCACAGGATGTTTAATCCCAGATTTTGTTGACCTGAATGGTAATAACCAATACATCCAAACGCTTATTAACAATAATACTCCTTCTACCGGTTTATTCTGTGCTGTTGATGAGGATGCAATGGATGATATCTGTACTAATCCTTATAAGATTGACCTTGTAGGACACCACTTAATTGACGAGCTTACGGCAGATAGGGACATTGTTGATGCAAGACTTAATTTCTTAAGCTATGATCAGAATCTTACTGCTGATTACCTATACTCACAAAATGTTACGACAATAACCGATGCAGCTACTGGTGCTAGTGGATCATCACCGGATTCTATAAATGTTGGTACACTACTAACTATTGGAGCTACCTCTACATATGGTGTAGGAGCAACAGCTTTCGATGGTTATGATCCTTCCCTTAAGTATGGAGGTTTACATTATGTAGTAACTAACAGCGGAGTTACCGGTGCTTCCCTTACTACAGCAGAGAAAAACGAATTGGTATCTTTTGCAACTCCAAGCGCTACCTCTTCGCCTTACATTATGGGTAGAGTTACTGGTTTATCTGGGTTAACTGGTTCAGTTATAAACCAATTCTCCGAAAATGACCTAGTAAAACTAAGAGTGTCTGGTGTTATTCAAACGGGTGGAGAAGTGCTCCTAACATGGACACACCCACTTGATACTGCATCATACTCTGCTCAAGGTGTCTCAGTTACTCCATATAGCAATATGGTGGGAGCTACATCTGGAAACATTTCTGCTGACTATTATCAATTTGCATCTTCTGATTATTTAGATATTACATCAGTTAGTTCAGTAACCGGTGGAACAGCTAGTAACGCCTTAACTGGACAATTGTCTACAGCATTCTACCAGGACTTGCTTTACGGTGAACTTGAGGATGGAGACCAGATTTGGTTAAATGAAACTGGAAGTTCCATTAATTATATTTCATACGAAAGCACAATTGATAGAGACCAATTTGCTGTAGCATATGCTAGGCAGTTTGATAACGTTGCTAGACAAAATCCAGACAATTTGGTAGATTATACTGCATTCTCCACGGGTTTACCTGGCAGCAAACCTTTTGCTTCTGACAATATTGGTCTTCCAGTAGCTGCGGGTAAGACTGATATAGTTACATCTGTAGGCTCTATTAACCAGTTTATCGATGTGATAACACAAATAGATCCGACTAATTTCACTATATCTTCTTCACCATCATCCCCAATATCTGTTGGTGATCTTATAGTATCTACTGACCAGGATATTTGTGAAACCGTTGGTAGTAATAGACAATATAGGTTAACGAGAGTTACCTCGGTTGCTCAAACAACAACACCAAACGTTGTGCAAGTAACAACTGCAAGGCCTCTTTATTACTATGCGGGGAGTCCGATTCAAGTTCAGAAGTTTAAGTCAATACCTCAGTTTACTAGGTCTTTCGACTTCACATACCTGAATGGGTTTACAATGAGGGATTCCCACAGGCCAAATGGTACTGATGCTAGAGTATCTGAACTACTGGATGTAATGTACAACACAAACATTGCAGCGACACTTGCTGCTAAGGATGTGATCTCGTTCAGATACATCGTAGATACCTTCAGTGGTCAGATTTTGCCTAACTCTAAATATCAGCTTAGTAAGTTGGCAATGATGAGACAGAAGGCTCTTGCTTTAATTAACGCTCCTTCGATGGAGCAGTTTAGGGAGTCAACAGACCCTAGGTTTACTGATGCACCAACACAAACTAACCCGTATCCTTCACTGAAGGCACAATATATTTCGGAAGGTGGTAACTTATCTCTTAATCCTTCTTACACTTTCAGTTTACCTACTGAAGATCAAGGAGCCAAATACGCTGCTTTCTATACGCCATACTTAACGGTAAGGGAAAATAATAGAAATGTAAACGTTCCTCCTGCAGCTTATATCTCCAACAACTTTGTTAGAAAATTTGCTAATGGCGAACCTTACAGCATTATAGCAGGTCAGAAGAGAGGGGTAATCTCAGGACAAAACCTTGTCGGACTCGAATATGATTTCACTGACGAAGATAGAGGATGGTTGGAGCCAGTAGGTCTTAACCCTATAATTAAGAAGAGAGGCCTTGGTGTAGTTGTCTTTGGTAACCAAACAGCTTATCAAACTGTTAATTCGGCATTTAATTTAGTACACGTGAGGGACCTTCTCATCAGTGTTGAGAATGACGTTGAAGAGATCATGGCTAACTACCTATTTGATTTCAATGAAGATTCTATAAGACTAGAGATCAAAACCCTTGTAGATAACTACTTAGATGGAGTTAGAGCTGGTGGTGGTATTTATGCTTACCAAGTAATCATGGATTCTTCTAACAACCCTCCTTCTATTATCGATCAGAACATCGGTATTATTGATGTAATTATCGAACCTGCTAGAGGTATTCAGAAGTTCATAAACAGAATTACTGTTACAAGAACTGGTGGTATCGCTGCTGGAGGATTTATCCAATTCGCTTAATTTCAAAAAATTGAAAATTCGGATAAATATAAAAAAAGGACAAGACTAAATGGCTGGTTTACCACATTACCAAAATTCCATAAACTCGGTTAATAAATTTGAGCCGGTTTACCTTAACCAATTTGAGGTAAATGTTATACCACCTGCGGCTGTTTCTGGAGGTCCAGTGCTACTAGAACAAGTTGTTTCTGTAAGTGGTTTGGATGTGGATAAAAACCCTAGCTTTGTATCTCAGAAATATAAGTTTGCAAAGAGGAACTATGCTGGAGGTAAACCAGATACAACAACTCTGGATCTTGGTTTAAAGTTTACTGTCAACCTTGACGATGCTAATTCAATGTACGTCTTTAAGACGATGAGACAGTGGACTGATTTAATTTACAATCCATTGACAGGGGCGCAAGGAATTAAAGCAGATTATACTGGGACAATCGTTGTGTCTGTCTTCAATAAAAATGGTGATGTATTTAGGAGAATTACTCTTAAGGATTGCTTCCCACTAAAAGCAATTGATCCTATGGAGCTAGAATACGTAAATGGTACTACGCTCTATGAGATTAATATGACTTGGGCAGTTGATTACTGGGACGATTTATTCCTATAAAATATAACAAAGCATAAATGGCAGGTTTACCACATTTTAACAACTCTAAGGCAGCAAGGAATAACTACGAGCCGGTTTTCTTAAACCAGTTTGAGGTTCTTATAACTCCACCTAACGGTATCAATCTTGCTAATACTACATTTAAGGGTGAGAATATACTTACTCAGCAAGTGAAGAGTATTTCTGCCTTACAAGTTGATATACAGCCAGCTGATGCTGTTACCCAATATTACAAGTTTGCTGAAAGAAGGTATGCTGGTGGTGAACCATCTACATCTGATGTACAGTTTAATATGTCTTTCGAAGTGAACCTTAATGAGGACAATTCTATGGTTCTTTATAAGGTTTTAAGACAATGGTCTGATTTAATTTACAATCCATTAACTGGAGCAATGGGTCTTAAAAGAGATTATGTTGGTTCTATGGTAGTTTCTGTTTTTAATAAACAAGGTGATGTCTTCAGGAGGATAACACTGAACAATTGTTTCTTGGTAGAGCCAATTACTCCAATGAACCTTTCTTACGATATCGGAGATGCTCTTTATACCATTGATACTACATGGAAGTCAGATTACTGGAACGACCTATTCCTTTAATACGGAACTTAACTCCAATTTTTTTCTATAATTTCTGGTTTTTTTATACCAACGGTATATAAAGAAAATGTCAAATATGTCCGATAATAACCTTTCTCCAGAAGAAATACTCAGGGAAAAAGAAATCGCTGGTGGTATTAAATATGATGAACCAGATGGCTTGAATCTGGATACAGAGCTACAAGAAAATATTTATCCAGAAAAGCAGCCCGAAAATACAGAAGACCCTCTTGGTAACATTCATGAAGGTAAAGTTGAAAGTCAACCTTATGTGCAAGAGGCCGAATCTAAACCATTAGACCTTGGGTGGAAAAACCTCCCGATGGGGATGTTACCCTCTCAGGGATTATTTTATCCGGAAGCAACAAGAATAGCTATCAGACCAGCGGAGGTCAGGGAAATACGACAATTCTCAACAATAGATGAGGATGACATGCTAGATATAGATAACAAGCTTAATTTCATTCTTGAGGCATGCTGTAAAGTTAAGTTTGAGGAAAACGGAGGTCTTGTGTCTTACCGGGACCTAAAGCAAGAAGATAGGTTCTTTATCATCATGGCTATAAGGGACTTAACTTTTGTTAAGGGGGAAAACAGGATTATTGTAAACCCTGAAGGTGGATGCACTACAAAAGGATGCTCTGGGATGGAAGGTATTGAGCTTAGAACTGGTGTGTTGAGCAATTATGATATAGATCGGGATTTGCTTAAATATTATTCCACTACCGAAAGAGGTTTTGTTTTCCCTATTAGAAGAATAGGGAAAACTATAAAAATGTCGCCACCGTCAATTGGTGTAACAAAAGCAATATCATCTTTTGTTGCTGATTGTGTTGCAAAGGGTGAAGAAGTCGACAAGAGTTTTATAAAAATAGCTCCATTTTATTTTAATGATTGGAGAGGTCTTGATTATTTTAAAATCAAAGAGACTATGGTTTCTTCTTTGGAAGAATGGACAAAGGAGGAGTTTTCTGCTTATTTTGAATTAGCAGAAAAAATCAAGATAGGAACAAATCTAAGGGTAAGAGTAAAATGTGATTCTTGCGGTGCTGGGGAGGTCACCGCTCCAATTTACTTTCCCTCCGGGTTCAGATCTCTTTTCGTTATTTCAGATATCTTTAGAGAATTATTTTGATCTCAAGTTCCGTCTTTGGAGAGAACACACAATAGATCCTAATTGGCTAGAGTCAGTTCCTTTTTATGAATATCAGATTTGGCTAGATAAATTAAACGACTCTGTTGAAGAGGAGAACAAGAAAAAACTCCAGGAGAGTGGCCAGACCGAGGTCTTTAGCTTTAACAATAAGTGATAATCGTTAATGTCTGATATATAATCAGAAAATAACCCAATCTGTTAATGGTAAACGGATCTGACAAATTGCTAAGAGAACTTACTACTCTTTCTTCAAATTTTGATTCACTTTATCAAGAGCTTAAGGAATCTACTAAGGCTAATATAGAATCCTCCGAGAGTATAAAGAATCTGACAAGTGATATTAAAAAAGGAGCTATGCCCAGCGGGCAAGATTTGGAAAAGGCTTTTAAGGGATTTACCGAGTCTTTTACTAAAACGATAACTTCTGAGAATGATAAGCTCATCAGCGATTTAAAGGATAGTATTTCCAAGTCTCTTATTGAATCCTCCTCTAATTTTATTTCAAATTTACCTAGTCAAATTGCACAAGTAAAATCCGGAGAGCCAATAGATTTTAAAGGTATCCTGAGTAGTGGTGTAAAAAATGTTTTCTCTGATGTTATACCAAAAATTCCTGGACTGAAACAGGGTGGTACTGTTGAGGGTGATGGTATTGCGGTTGTTGGTGAGGGTGGACCAGAGCTTGTTAAGTTAGATAAAGGCAATAAAGTTAGGACTATGGAGCAGCAGATGATGGATATGATGCTTGCGGAAGAGAGAGAAAAAAATATAAAACTTGGAAGAATTGTACAACAAAACCCATTGCAAGCTGCACTTTCTAAGATTACATCCGACTCAAAGCTTATTAGCGAGTTTATAGAGTATTCTAAAAATGACCTAGACGAAAGTGACCAGCAGGAGCTTTTGGCTGATCCTGATTACCTAAAGGATGAATTTGATTATTTCCTCAGCGAAAGAGACCGAGAATATTTTACTCAAGAGGATCTTCAAAAGTTATCTTCGGCCTCGAATGCTCCTAAGGTAGAGACGATAAAGGATACAGAGGTTCTCAAGACTCCAAACCCAAGCGTTCCTAAAGTGGAGACAATAAAGGATACCGAAGTTCTCAAGACCTCAACACCAGTTGTACCTCAAAAATCTGAGGTGACGCCTAAACAAGATTTGGTTTCAGAACAATCTAAACTTAAGTCAGGTATATCCGGCGTAAATGATATAACAGCTTTGGTTAAATCAAAAATAGAAGATGCAAGGAAAAAAGGATCTGATGCTATGAGTCAAGTTGTAAGTACCTCGCAAGAGCTAAAGGAGAGAGTAACAAAACCATTTAATAAAGAAAGCGAAGGTAGTGGTGGTTCTAGTGCTAATAAATCTTCTAATGCTTTGGAAAAAATTAATCAAGCAACCGCAGCTCTGAAAGAATCCTCTTCTCCAACAAGCAGTACACCAGCAAAAAAGTCAAAAGAATCTTCTGCATCAAATACTCCTGCATCTTCCGACACAATGACTTCTAAGGACGTAAAGGAGATGAAATCTTTGCTTGCTTCGATATACCAAGCACTTAGATCACCGCTAACAATTGTTAACGACGTTCCGTTTAGACCAACGTCAAACAATTTCTAGCAATTGTTTATAACTTCATTTTTTCCCAACGTGGGAAAACGTTATATTTGTTTCTCAACTACTTTTTAATCCTGAACCGAGAATGGAAGAAGCATTTATTGATCCCTCTGATTTTTTCACCAAAGAAGATCTAGCAAAAGGAGATTATTGGATAGCAAGTCCAAGCCTTAGCAGAGTTATTACCTCGGATGATAATTTCAAAGAAATAGACGAAACCTTTTATTCCATTAAGGATAGGAAGATGGATAGGGTCTATCTAGAAATGGCAAAGGTGTGGGCTACTAATTCTTATTGCGAAAGGATGAAAGTTGGTAGTCTTATTGTGAAAGATAAATCTATTATATCTGACGGCTATAACGGTTCACCCACAGGTTTTCCAAACGTCTGCGAAGATTCATCTCACGTCACTTTACCTCATGTATTACATGCAGAGGCTAATGCGATTACTAAGTTGGCTAAGAGTACACAAAGCTCTGATGGTGCGACACTTTATGTTACAGTATCTCCTTGCTTTGAATGCTCTAAACTTATTATTCAGAGTGGGGTAAAAAGATTAGTGTTTAAGGAGTTATATAGAAAACTCGAATCGCTTAAGTTTTTATTCGACGCTGGAATTGAACTTGTTAGATTAAATAATAAATAGGAGGTAAAAAAGGAAATTACTGGGGGAATCAAAAATGGCAAAAGAAAAGAATATTCAAGTTTTAGCTGAAAGCTTCATTCAGACTAAAGGAGAGAGGGAATTCCGGCCTCTCTATGAAAGGGTAAAACCCGGAGTACTAAACCACTGTTATGGAATTCTTAAAGACTTTGAGTTGGCCGAGGATGCTTTCTTAAATGCAATGTCAAAAGTATGGCAGAAGATAGATCAATATGACCGCGAGAGGGGTAACTTTTCTACCTGGTGTTATAATATAGCTAGGAACGAATCTCTTTTACTTCTTAAGAGCAGGAAGCGATATATTTCACAAACTTCTGAAGAGATGGAGTACACTTCGGCGAAAGCTGAGGAAAGAAACCCTTCTTATGATATAGAAGACGACCCTCTCTGGGAATTTCTTTGTGGAGGAAATGATATTGACGATGTTTATGAACAAGTCATCGATGAGATCAAAGACCTTCCTCTTATCTATCGGGATATTATGATTGATCGTGAGATTAATGGAATGAAATACAAAGATATAGCCGATAAGTATGGAATAAAGAAGAGGTCTATTGCTACAAGAATTAGAAGAGCCCGTACTAAAATCCGAAAGAAAATGGAGGATGCTATGGGAAAATCTGATTTTAAATAATGGGAAGAATACTAGCTATATTTAGGATATTAAAGATCATTAGGGAGTTAAGGGTATACTCCCAATACAGGTCCACTGTAAAGGATGAGAGCATGAACTCTCCCTTTTGGACACGGTTGAGGCTGAGACATGATTGGCTTGGTAGAATTTACACTGTTGTAAATTTACCGCCGGAGGTAACACAATCTAGGGATTTCCCTGTCGATGCAAGACCTGCCTACGTTTTTGAAGAGATTAAATCGGTAAACGACTACTTAACTAAGCTAAATTTGCAAGAGATTATTACTCCCGTACTTAAGCCTCTACCTGAAACAAACGGGGATTCCTATTTGGTTATTTATTACTTCTTTTTTAGGCATTTGTCTTGGCTTTGGATTTTAAGATTTTTATTAGAGGTAACTGCTATTACTTTTGTTTTTTTGAAATTGGAATTAATTATAACTTATTTGGGATTTGCTTAATTTAGAGAAGACAAAACAGGATTATCAAAAGAAGCTAGATATTTTTAAGGACTCTAGATTTATTTTTAACGAGTCTGTTCATACATATCATTTTGATGGGGTCAAATATGATTCTGTTACTACCTTTCTTAAAAAGTTTAAAGTCCCCTTTGATCGTGAGTATTGGGCTAATAGAAAAGCCGATGAAAGAGGTGTAGACGTTTCTGTTATAAAATCCGAATGGCAAGAAAAAGCGAATGTTGCAAATGCTCTTGGAACCAAGGTTCATAAGTGGATAGAAGATTACTGGACAGGATTGGATCCTGAAATGCCAGAAGACCCGGAAGTTAGGAGTAGGGTCGAAAAATTCTTAGTCCTTAGAGATGAAAGATTTACAGACCTTGTGCCACTGGAGTCTGAGTTAAAGGTATTTTCGAAAAAATGGAGATTAGCTGGAACCGTGGATCAACCCTTTCTTATGTGGGACAAGAAAGAAAATAAGCTTTTGTTCCTCATCGGTGATTGGAAGACCAATAAGGAATTTAAGGACGATAATCATCCAAAGGGTAGATTCAAAAAACTTTTGCATCCTTTCGTGGATCTTTATGAGAATTCTCATAATGAATATTCCATACAAATTAGCCTGTATAGGCTAATAATAGAGGAAGAAACCGGATTAGAAACCCATGGAGGTTTCCTTTGCCACATTGGGCCTCAAGACAAACCTAAACTATATCCTGTAAAAGACTTACGAGAAAGACTTAAGATATATTTGCAACATAATCGGGAAGAATTCGATGTTTTCGATATCTCCGAGTGAAACATTACTGTTTAAATAACTAAAAAATAAAAAGAAATCAAATGGCAAAGTCAAAAAAACAAACACAGCCAAAAGTAGTAGAACTAGATGCTGACCAACTTGCAGATTCAGTGGGTGAAGAAGCTCTTTCTCGTTTAAATGAGGGAAGGATTAAAGCTGCTGAGGAAAACCTAGAAAATGCAAAAAAGAGAGTAGCTACCAAAGTTTATGCAGTCCAGTTTGAATCAATGGATCACATAGATAGATTTATCAGTTTTATGGAAAATGAGGCAGAATGGAAAGAAAAGGAGTCTCTTGGCGTTATTGAAATTTGTAAGGTTTTGGATAATCTAAAATCTGATGGCATTAAGAACAATATACTTTACTTACAAGCTTTGCCTTTAGAAGCAAGTCACTATTTTATATCTAAGCAAAGTGGTAAAGGACTTAAAGAAGCTAAGGAATTTATTTCCCTTTTGAAGCCTTTTGAACAAGGCCTGGAATCTGCAAAAGCTGATGCAAGAGAGATTCAGGATTTAGAAAAAGAACTCGCCGCAGCTCAACAGGGGCTTGAATTAGCCTAGAGCACACTATACAAAACCATTATATAAAATAGGCCTTGAGTGATCTAGGCCTATTTTTTAGTGTATATGGATTTGGGTTAGATATATAGTAAAACTAAAATTGTAAATAATCATGGTACAAAAGATTAAAGACAACTTCCAATTCATAGTATTAGGATTTCTAGTATTGGTTTTTTTCAGACAGTGCGGGGTAAACAGAGACATCGACCGTATTGAAAAGGAGCTCAAAGCATCCAACACAGAATTAAATACCAAACTTGACTCGATCAACACACTTACAAAGGCTGAGATCAGGCATGAGATGAATCAGGTAATGTTTCAGTTCCTTATTTATGAGGACGATTTTGATAAGAAGAGAATTTCACTTTCTGAGATTAAAAATAAGATAGAAGAGAGTGAAGAGTAAATCAAAATTGGTAAGCGGGTTTATCATAACTACTTTTGTGTCTCTGTACCTTATGGTGTCTGTGATATCCACTATCCACGTTATCGACTTCTTTAAGCTTTCCAATCCTACTTGGTTAGCAATTTCGTTAGCTATTGCATTTGAGGTTGGTGCTGCAGCTTCCCTTGCTTCTTTGATTGCAATGGAGAAGATGAACAAATCCCTTGTATGGTTCCTATTCATACTTTTAACAGCAATGCAGGCTATGGGGAACACGTACTATGCATTTGTTAACCTTGGTGATTATAGTTCATGGTCTGAGCTATTTGGCTTGATTGAGGAGGAGAGAGTTTTCCAAAAGAGAGTGCTTTCAATTGTTTCTGGTGCTATTTTACCTATCGTAGCACTTGGCTTTATCAAGTCACTGGTTGACTATATTAAACCAGAGGAAGTTGAAATAGATGGTGGTGCATCGGATGATTCTTGGAATTCATCAGTTGACACCGGGTTGGATGATGCTGATGATATAAGCGAACCTCTAATTTATGATTCTTCTTTAGATATGATTAAACCTGATGTTATGTCTTCACCTGTCTATGAAGAAGCACCTCAAGATGATTTCTATGGAGCACAAGCTATCGAAAAAGAAATTGTGGAAGAACATGCGGAGGTTAAAAATTCAATTATGGAGGATAACGTTGAGGTAGTTAATGTAAATGCGAACAAAATAAACCCGCGTATTAGACCTAAAGTGGTAGAAATGCCGGAAAATCCCGACATAAACCCTACAAGACTTTAAGATGAGTGCAAATATAGGTGACAATTTAGAAATCTTCGGGGGTGGATCTAGTAAAGGTGGAACTGGATCAGGCACTCCTTTCGGCTATGGCGATAGTAACCCAGCATTAACGACAGGTCAGTCTGGTCCTTTTGATACTAGATATACGTTAATTGCTAACACTCCTGGGTCTATGAGAAGAGTAAATCTTACCTTCTCAAACTATAACGATCCACACGAGGTAAGGATATTTCAGACTTCGATGAATGTTACCTATCAAGCAGATATAGATGAAAAATTAGATCTTTCTGAATATTTTCACCCTTTACAGTCATTTTCAGGATACCAGAGACAATCTTTTGTGATCTCCCCTGACACCTCTATTAATTTGGATCCTGGGGATTTTGACACTACTCTGGGTGAAGTAAGTCTTGTTATGGCAAGAGCTCATTATTATGCTGATGCTGAGGAAGACCAAAGACTTCTCTACTGGCATTATAACAGTGGATTAAGATACATTATGTCTGATATGATGATGCTTACAGGCCAAGTTAAACCTGATGCTTCCTGGAAGGGGTGGCAAACTCTGCCTGATATGGATGACCAGGTTGGATATACTGGGGCAGCTACTGGTGGATTTGTATTTTCAAATCCTACTGAATATCCGGTTAAACTTACAATATTAACAGCAAGCTAATGGCAACAAGACCTATTATATGTCCACCTCAGCCTATTGAGGGATTTCTTTTTAGAAAGGATAAGTTTGTTCTGGAGGAGGATTACAATATCACCAATTTTTTTGACTTTAGTGACTTACGGGATGAGGTAATTTCCTATTCAAGACTAAAAGTAACCCTTAAAAGGAATAAAAGTGTAAAGATAAGTCAAACTGACATTGGGGACTCTAACGGATTTGTTAAATGGATAGCAGTTAAGGTAAAGTACCCAGCTCCTAGAAATCCGATTCTTTATGGATCCCAGACACCTATTATACCGGGAGTCCCAACTCCAACAAACGGTACCCCTCAAGTCAAGAAATACATCTATTGGACATATAGAGGAAATACATATAATGTCGGGGAACTAATGATTCTAACTGGTGGAAAGTTAGGGTCAACAGATTCCGAAAAAACCGGATGGAACCTCAGTGAGGATTTCCTGCCGTATGAAGACGGAGGAATTACGTTCAGCAACCCTCACACTGACATTGACGTAAAGCTTGAAATTATTATAGCAAGATAAGTTTTTCCAAAAAATATGATTTGGAAGAATATATAATGGAAAAGTTTCAATATCACAGGTGTGATATATAGAAAGCAAAAAAACACAAGTAGAATGGACTTACTTAATCAATTAAAAACTCTTAGGGAAACAACCACTAACCCTGAAGTTAGATCGATTTGCGAATCCCACAATAATGAAATACAAAATGGGGAATCTGTAAATGAATCCGCAATCCTTGAATCTGTTGACCAGGTAGTAAAGGAAAGTGAAGGCGAAACCGCTGCAAATCCTATCGAAATGCTAAGACAGCAAGAAATAGAAAGATCTAAATCAGCAGCTCAAAAACTAATGGAATCTTGGGGTGGTATTGGATCTAATACCTCTAAAAATTCTGGATCTTATGTAGATGGTAAGAAAGATGATTCTGTTGAAGTTACTAATATTTCTGAGAGTCTTAAGGAGGTGGCAGAAAAGGATCCTTCAGCTAAAGCATTCATTGATTCACAGGCAGTTAATAATCTTGGTGTATACGAGTCTATTCTATCTTTGAAAGGCACTGGCATTTACGAGCATCCGAATGTAAAAATCCTTTGCGAGAAATTTACTCATCTTTTAAAGAACAATAATACCCCTGAATTTTTATTAGCTGAGGCATTTGTCCAGGAGCTACAAAACTTCAACTGGGATAACAAAGTAAAATCAGCAGTAGAGACAATTAAGGAAAACGTCGCTTCGCTAAGACCTGAGATTGAGGTTTCAAAGGCTTTATATTCTATTGAAAAGAACGCTGGTGCTGATTTCTATTCTCCAGTAACAGAATCTCTGAATAAGTGGTTGATATCAGAGAATAAGTCCGTTTCACTTTTGTCCAAAGAGATCTCGAGATGGTCTTTTAACCCGACGGTAAGAAATCTTGTTAATACGCTTTCTTTAATGGAATCCTCAGAGTCTAAGCTAAGTATACCGGTTAACAATGGTAATTCTTCTGTGAGGAAAGTTTATTCTCCAGTACACGTTTCTGGTGGTAAGACAGTATTTACTATTGGTAGTAATGTATTTGAAGGTAATTCTGAGGGAATCAAGAGACTCTCGAATGTTGAATACTCTGCTCTGCCAGAGTCATTTAAAACTTTGTTAGGGTCATTTTACTCTCCGATGGTTAAAATTAACGAAAGTGGACTAAGTTTCTATGTTGGAAACAGCAGCTTCAAGATTGTGGAAGAGTCTGACTCTGTATCAATCTATTCTAAAGAGAATAAGATTAACTTTAGTGACACAACTCAATTGGCAAAGCAGATAGCATTAGAAATATCTGGAAGCTTGGGAGTTAATGAGTCGAAAGCAGTTTCTGACATCATTAATCTTTATGAAAACTTCTCAAATGTTGTTGAGCTTGATTTTGCTAAAAGGTTAGAATCTAAAGTTTTCGAAGGTGTATCAGTAAACTTGATTAAATGGAACTCAAACCTTTATCTTAACAGGATCAACGAAGGAATGAACGAGAATTCTTTATTCCAAGTAAATGGTACGCAAGCTACTTCAATGGTTAAGGATCTTATGAAATATGATATTTCTGAAGGATTAACTGAATTCTTGGACGGTGAGAATAGAATTAAGTCAATTATGCTTAATGATAGAAAGCAAATTATTGACAATATCGCTATTGTAGAAAATGAGATCAATAAGATCTCACAAGCAATGGCTACCAACCCACTTTACGAAAACTCTAAGGAAATGGCAAGAGCCAAGCATATGCTTGAGCAGGAGCTATCTTCGCTTAGGAAAAAATGGTCGGCTGTTAACGAGGAGATCGAAAAAATAGAATCTTCTTCTGTTGAAATGGAGGATTTAAACGAGGATCAAAAATTCACCGTTGGTGATTACGTAAAGGTAAAGGAGTCCGGAAATACAGGAAAGATTATTTCTATGGATAGTACGTCAGGTTCTTACACTGTACTAATGGATAACGGAAGAACCGGTGATTTCAGAATGGATGAAATCGTTGACATTGAGGAAGCTCTAAAATCTGCTGGTGAAGAAAATCAGGAAGCTGATGAAACTCAAGAGGAGGTTAAAGAGAACGAAACACCGATAGAAACTGCTGAAGAAAATACAGAGGATGCTTTGGAAGAGTCTTCTCAGGATATGGCAGTAGCTCCGGAGAACAAAACAGCATCTGAAAAGGATAAAACTCCAGCTTCTACACTAAAGGCAAATACTTCTGAAGCACCTGCAGCTAAGGATCAAGATGAAGCTGGTAAAAAAGATATCGAGAAAGAAGACCACGCTAATTTAGAAGAAGCTCCTGAAGGAAGCGAAAAGGAAACTGATTATAGCGTTAAGCTTAAGGATTCTTTGGTTGATAAGATTGGGTATAACGTAAATGAAAATACAGAGGAAGTGGAGTCATCAGATAACGAAATGGCTACAGCTCCTTCCGAAGGAAATTCGGAGTTGTCTGAAAGAGATGTTGAAAACACAGATCAGCAATTAGCAGAAGCACCGGGTGGAAGATCTCATGCGGATTATGAGGTAAAATCAGTTAAAGCTGAAGAGTCAAATCCTGACATGGTAAAAACAGACTCAGACATGGCATCTGCTCCTGGAGATGGTACTGACAAGGAATTACATCACGAAGTTGGCGATGAGATGGGATATAACCTTGATGAGGCTGATGATATGGAAAAAACAGATCAGCAATTATCAGTTGCCCCTGGTGGTGAGCACAAAGCAGAATATGATGTTGAAGTTGCCAAGGCAGAAAAAGCAGCAGCCGATATCATGAAAACTAACCAGGAATTAGCAGAAGCACCAGCAGCTGGTACTGAAGCAGAAACTGATTTAGAAGTTAACCCAGAAATGGGATATAACATTGACGAAAGCGAGGAGTCAAAAAAAAACTAAGAAAAATACTTAGTAAAGTTTGGTCTTTTGCTCCTACGGGAGAGGAGCAATCTGAATCTCCAGAGCCTTTCGTCGATAATATCGAAGATAAAATGAGCGTCGCCCCAGATGGAAAGGAACCTACTGGGGACACGCTCATTTCTTCTGAAGATGGTACCGAAGAGGATAAGGCTTAGGTCGAAACTAACCTCGAGGTTTAAACTAAAAATAATATAAGTATAAAGGTTATGGCAAAGGCTTATGTAAGGAATAAAGATCTGATGGCTGCAGTATTGGAGTCAAAGGAAAAAGGTGAACTCACACCTGAGACTATAGAGATGTTTGGCCTAATGGTTCAAGGTATATCTAAGAAGATGGCTTACCGGGATCCTGATGATAAAGCAGACTGTATGGCTTTTGCTATGGAGGACCTTTGCAAATATTGGAATAGGTTCAATCCAGAAAAATCTAATAACCCCTTTGCATACTTTACACAGATAGCTAAAAATGGTTTTGCTAAAGGATGGAAAAAAATACATCCACCAAAAGCTCCAAAAACTATTCCTTTTTCATACATAACCGGAGATGACAATACGTATAATGTGTAGAAATGCCGGATATAAAAAAAATAAAACCCAACGGGGATTATAAGTCTGGACTATATGTAGCTCAAAACCCAGACAAATATATCGGCGACGTTCATAACATAATATGTAGATCCTCGTGGGAATTTAGATTTTGTCGCTATTGTGACAATAATGAAAAAATCATTAAATG